TTTGATTCTTGAATCTTTTCTTTTAATTTGTTTTCAAACTCTTTGGCCAACATCTTTACAAATTTAACATAAGGATGGTCTTCTTTGTCTGGGTCATAACGATATGTTCCTTGAGGTGGTCTTGTACCTCTACCCAAATAACTTAACCCCCCAATGTTTGTGATACACTTGTGACCTCCAGAGTTAGCCTGAATCAAATCCCAAGAATTTACTAAAATAGTATCTAAAATATTCTTTTCTTTGTCAGTCAAATCTTTGAATGGTTTTTCCATCATTTCTCTAATCTTATCTAACGCCTCTTCACCTTGAGGAATACCAATGAATTTACCTCCGTAAATTGCATCGAAGTCTTCAAATGTAAACCCAATACTTTCAGGTCCAACACTTGTCTCACTAACCCACTTGATTGTTGATAAAGGAACTTTCTTTTCTTTAAGTTGTGCCTCCCATTTACCCAATACTTCTTGAGCAATCTCACCTAAGTTAACTCCTTTGAGTTCTCTGTCCTTTTTAAAGGGATTACAAGACGCTTGTACCAATCCCATAGGCCAAGACATAATTAAAAAGTCAGCCTCAGGATTGTTCTTAAATGGGGTATAACGGTCATACGAACCCGGCTTAAACATAGAACCTCCACCGTATTGAGAAATAATACTATCCTCAACCTTTGGAACTCCTTCCATCGACTTCATATAGTCCTTGGCATTCTGTTGTAATTCTTCGGGGTTAGCTGCGTTTGTACGTTTCATCCATTCTTTGATATTGATAAGAATAGACATCAATGATGGTTCAGAATTCATAACCAACTCTTCTAAAAACCCTGGCTTATTCTTGAAAGCTAAAAGTAACTTGTTGATTACAAATCCCAATAACAATTTGTTTCTTTGTAATGATTTTTCTTTGTCGAATCTGTATAAATAATTAACAACCTCTTCAGGTGTAATATCTTGACGAGCAAAGTCTGCAGAATCAACAGTGTTAATCAGTAAGATATCAGAACTTGGGAATAAATCCTTTGGAGAAACAATTTGAGATATTGTTTCGACGTTCGAACGAGCTTGTCTAAATGATTTGGATGTTTCCTTATCAGCCCCTACTTGCCTGTCATGATGGTCAGTATGTATTTTGAACATTGGTTTACCATGAGCAAAGTCAACTAAAACAGGCATCACATCACCTTTAGCATCATTCTTTTTAACCGAAAATTCTTTATCCCCATACTGAATGATATGAGCACCTACTACATCAATACCATTATCTTCGAGGTATTTTTTCATAGCAATACCAGTAGTAACACCATCTAAATCTTGGTGAAAATAGATTTCGGCTTTGGGGTATCTTTTCCTCAAAGCCGAAATGTCTCTAATACCGCTTTCTTTAATAATTTTTTTCAACTATCCTCTGAATTTTTTACCAATCCAATTCATAAATTGGTCAATAGGTCCTCCCTCATCCGCAACAAAGTCTTCTAACTGTTGTTTGTCTTTGGGTGGCATTTTATCCCACGTTTCATCACCCCACACACCGTCGTTTCTACGACAACCAATTGCCGCTTGATATTTTGATATCGCTTGTGCTGTTTGTGATGTTAAATTATTGTCCGTTTTACCATCAACTACTAATGGTTGTCTGTTATCACCTGTAATTTTTTTAGAAATTAAAAATCGTTGGATTGCTCTAACAAATTCTCTTTCCAAACTTTGTTCTGTAATAACTCTTTTAACAAGTCCAGCTAATTCATTTTCTGTTAATCTTATAATTCTTTTTGCCATATTAGTATTTTAAAGTTAGTAAGTATTTCGATTGATTTATTAAACCTAACATTTCATCTCTAATGTTCAATAGGTCAGTATCATATCTTCCATCTAATTGGTCAGTCATTTCAACCAAAAATTCAGTTATACCATCCATAAACTTTTGAATACTCAAAGTTGAGATGTCTTGAAACATTAGAGCAAATTCAGGGTCAAACTCAGGTCTACCGTACTTACCCATCATAGTCTCAGTGAACGTATCAATAAGGTCACCTAATCCATCATAAATTTGTCCGTAAGTTCTATGTTTAGCATCACCAAAAGTTTGCCAATGTAAAAATTTCCATTGTAGTTGGATTTGTACTAATTTTTTTATTAATTCTTCTTTCATATACTTTTTTTTAAATTGCTGTTAAAGCGGCTTTACCTAATTGACTACTGAAAATACTTCCGAATAGGTCATTTATTGGATTTTTTTCTTTGTTTGTTGATGTCGGTTCTGACGGTTGTGATACTTTATTTGATGAGTCATCATTTGTATCTTTTGTTTCATTATAATTTTGGGCAATATAATCACTAGTTTTAGGGTCATCTGCCAATTTCTTTCTAAACTCAGCATCATTTGACATTTTTTCTTCAAATGTTGTTAAGGATGGAATTCCAAAATACGCTAACAAATTATTAGCTGCAATAAATTTTCTGAACGCAGCTCTTCTATCCCCTCGAGCTTGTACATTCAACCACCATCTTTTAATTCCATTTTCAGGTAATACCCCATGTTTTGCAAAATACTTTGAAAGTCTTTCTCCTCTGAAATAATCTTTAAGACCTGTATTGAATCTACCTCCTCCGATTACTTCTTTCGCACCTGATTTCATTCCCAACAACGCACTACCTCCACCACTTACTTCATCTAATCCACTTCTTAATCTTGCACCTAATTTCGAATTAACTTTACTAATACCTTGAACTGTCTTTTCGACAGCTGGTGATTTGGCATATTTACTTAAACTAGCAAACTTAGTAGCCATTTCAGGATTTTTTGCCAAATATTTACTTAATTGAGCTCCTCCGTTCTTCATTGCCAAAACCCCTTCTCTGCTACCTTTGAATAACTTTATAATTGGTTTGGCAATTACATCACCCACCGAAGTTATAAGTGCAATTAACATCAATGCCGCATATAACTTCTCACCTTTATAGAGATAATAACATATCAGAGCTATATCTGCTATTTCACCAATAACAGGTACAAATCCTATAGCCATCAATATGTTTTCAAAACTAAGCAACGACTCATTAAGTTGTTGTCTTTCAGTTATTAAAGCAAGTTGTTTTTTTGTAACAATGATATCCGACATCTTTTATTTATAATATCCTAATAAATATCCTGTAAATAAAAAAAAGGGTCGTATGACCCTTTTATTATAAATCTAATTTGATTTGTTTCTTTTTATCAACGAAGTGTTGAACTCTTTCTCTTGCAACTTTGGAATAATTTTCACTCAATTCAATACCAATCCACCTACGTCCACCAATCTCAGCGGCACAAATACTCGTACCAGAACCTGTGAAGGGGTCAAGGACAATATCGTTCCTATAAGTAAGAATTTTAATAGCCTTCATTGGGATATCCATTGAGAATGTTGCTTTAGTCATTTGTTTTGTGTCAGCAAAATAATCCCACTGTCCGTAGACCAACTCCATAAATTCTTTCTTATGTTCATCTTGATATACTGTTTTCTTTTTTGTTGTTCCGTCTTCCTGTTCAACATCCATAACTTCACCTACCCACTCAGGTTCACCTTTAATCTTCTTTATGTGAGTCTTCTTGTAAGCCAACAAAACGCATTCTTTTGGGTTATAGATATATGGTGCGGATGGTGACATCCAAGAACCCCACGCAGTAGTTTTACTTCTATGTGGAGAATCCTCTTCCAAATCAACAATACCATAAAATTTGTAACCAATGCTCTTCATCACTTGCCAAAGTTCAGACACCATCAATATTCTTCCACCTTTGTCTTGTCTGTTAATTTCGTAAGGAATATTCATGGCAATTCTACCATCATCTTTGAGGACTCTATAGGCTTCTCTTAACCAATTGGCACTGAATACTTTATATTGTTCAAACTCTATGTCGTCGTTGAATGTATCGTAAGCAATTCCAACCCCATAAGGTGGTGAAGTCACAATTAAATCCACAGAAGATTCTGGCATCTTCGCCATTACTTCAATACAATCTCCATTAATAACTTTTCCAACATAATCTTCTATCATAACTTTCCCTCTTGTTTTAATTGTTCTCTAATTTTAGTTGCAGATATTTCACCGACTTCTTGTGGTGGTACGTGTTCAATAATATCATACCCAACTCCTCTTCCAAAGTTTACCGATTCAATATCAGGAATGATTTGAACTATAACTCTTCCTTCATTGATTAGGTCATATAGTTCGAAATTTATATTTTTTTGAACTTCTAAGCAATTATAAGGATTTTTTTCGTCAGGTTTAACATCCCTTATAAGAATTAAAACATTTTTCCCTTGTTCTAATCTTTGGTCAATCAACCATCTATGCCCTTTATGCCAAGGTTGCCATCTCCCAATGAACATTGAATATTGTTTATCTCCTGTGTTTTTGAGTTTTGGGTCTCCTTCTACGTGTATTTTTTCCATTATATTTTCAATTTTCTTCTTAATTCTAAGAATGTTTTGTATTCACTACTATCTGTGGTATCACAATCAATAAAGAAAGTTAACGGTTCTTCGTAGTTTACGTGAAATTTTTCCCTACCTCTTATGTTATTAGTGTGAACATAAATCTCAACAAGGTCATCACCCATCTCAACTTTAAATTCTTCTCTTTGGTCTCTGAATGGTGAAACCAACGATACTATCACGGTATATCCTTTATGATGTAAAAACTTAGCAAGTATCTGAGCTTTTTCAATATTCTTACGTCTACCTTCTTCACTGTAATCTTTATTGATAAAGATTTCACGAAGGTCATCCCCATCTACAATCATTGATTTATTAGGGAAGCTGGATTGTATCCAAGTAGCTAAGGTTGTTTTTCCAGCACCAGGTTGTCCTGTTAACCAGTATATCATTTCTCTAAGTTTTTAATTTTTCTATCCAAATAGAAAGCGGCTTTCTTCAAGTCCTCAAGTTCTTTGGTATCATCTTTCTTACCTGCTCTTGCAACGTACTTTACAACATTGAAAAGATATGCGTCGAAATCTAACCCCCAAGCCTCACAGACTTTAATTACTTCGTATGGATTATCAGCTCCACCATAGTGTGCTGGTCCATTTACCATTTCTTTACTCATTACTTTTATATTTTATAAGAATCTTTATCGTATTGATTTAAATCAAAGATTTCCAAATTATTTGAATACACTATTTCAGCACATTCATCATCATAAAATTCTCTCCAATCTCTATCATCTACGATGTTATTGTTTATTTTAACACCAACTTGTTTTTCTAATTCACCCGATTGATAATATTCACTATTAACAATAAATGGTATCTTACTGTAGTCCTCGTATAAATTTTCTATCCTTATGAAAAAATTAGGAAGTCTTGTAAAATTTATAATTGGTTTTTTTTCCCCAAAACGTGTAAAATATCTAGCATCTATAAACCTTTTGAAATCATCTTTATAATTCTTAACCAACTTATTCATTCTGAACGCAGATACTTCAAATGAATAAGGATTTCTGATGGAAGATATGAAATCATAATTTTGGTGACCGTCAAATAGTCGACAATAGTGATTAGCATCTAAATTTTCTTCATACAACTCTTTCTTACC